AACTCCGTGCCACCACACGAAGTCCATCTTTCCCATGTAATCATTGGGATTGTCTGGCATTTCATTTAGCATGATTAAAAGTCTCCACCCGCACCAAAAGTTTGAACATCAGGAATACGCTCATCGTAACCATCCTTCACCAATTCCATTTTCATTGTATAATTGCCATCTCCCAATTCGTGGAGAATTGCAGTAATCATATAACGACCTGATAGATAGGGATCGTACCAATCATCTTTGCCTTTGGGATCTTCTGTACTCGGAATATCAACCGATACGATGTCCCCGACTCTACGCCGCGAATCACCATTAACAACAATCGTTAGCGTGTTTGTCCTGAATTGATTCATCTGTGATTGGCGGCGCACAGAGACAGTATGTAATTCATCGTTATCTTCTATAGTGTCATACTTGAATGAATGTTTTGGAAACAACTTCTGATACGCTGTGATATTTCCGCTATAAGGATCGGAAATTTTTGATACAAGTGGGTATTTTGATATGGTTGGAACGCGATTACGATGAATGGTGTACATATAAACTTCGGTATCGGTTTGCTTTCCTACTATATCAATCGCAACAGCATTATTGCCATATACTCCCGAAACAACTTCTCTCATCTTGTCGCCTCTTCCTCCTATGGCAAAAGACAAGATGTTGTAGAATTCCTTCTTTAAGAAAAGTTCTCCGGTTTCGGGATTTCTTGAAGTTGGTGTATGGTGATATTTGACAACACTTTGCCGCTTTTTCAGTAAAGACAGCGGCATAAATTGATAGTTCCCATTTAGGTTTTCGTAAAAGACATAATCACAGGCTTCGGGGATTGTTTCTGCTGCTGATCTTTTAGCAAGCCAACTGACGGCATACATTGGATTCCAATTAGGAACTACAATGTTACGATTCCCTAATGTCGGACAAGTATTGACCTCAACGCCCAAAGTATCCTTCATAATTGCTTTTACCATATCACTATAGGGCATATCGCTGAACGCCCTTGATATACGCAACTGTGCATTTTGATATACAGTCGGTGATACAAATTCAAGACGGATAAGTTTCTTTCCATCTCCTTGCATCTTTACTTCGCTTGACACCTTATAGATGGTGAATTCCTTTGTGAGAAAACTATTATCGGTTTCCTCTCCAGGCGTTGCGAACCGAATCCTAAGTTTTTCTCGTCCCGTAATTTGCAAATAACGGATCAAGTTCAGCGAATCAACCAAAACTATGAATCCAGATAATCCGTTTGCAAAAATATCCTCGTAGATGTTCATAGAAACAAACTGTGAACGCACATCCAGTATCGCACCTGGTGCAGATTCGATGGTGATAGAATCGATGAGTACATCACCAGGATTGAGGATTTTGGGATTAGGTATTGCCATCTTTATTCAAACAAAGATCGGAATTGAGTAATGATCGTACCCATGAATTCGGGTTTGATTACTCGGATTGAACGCTTTTTGTCATTATCCTTAAACTCTTGTGTCCTGTTATCTATGACAAAAAGTTGGATATTGTCACTACTGTTGACATATCTGTTCAAAATTGATGATGGATTTGTAGGATCACTAGGAGTCCCGCTACGAGGATCTAGAACATTTCCATCGCTATCTTCGAAGTGATGTATTGCATATTCATACGGAACTGCTTTTGTAAATGAAAACAGTTTTGAAGTATCTCCATCCAGATATGCCCATGCAGATCCATCGTAAGTCGAAAGCGGGGAATCCGAAGTAGGATCAAACATCGAAGCCTGCTCACCATCAATGATTATGCAATTGTAAGTGGGATCCCATTTTATGATATTTGCGGTGACAACACTACCATCCGCCATCATCTGACTAATTGTGGTTGCCCCTTTTAGTAATAGAATATTTTCTTGATTTTGAAATACATTAGGAGATCCGATACCATCGGGATAGTATAGAGCATACCCTTTGTATTTCGCTTGCAACTTGCTTTCAAGTTCCGCAGAAGACAATGGCCATTCAAATGTCGGATCATGGATTTCATTAAACATCAAGATTGTCCAATGCAAATCCGAACGATCATAAATTCTGTGTGCAAGAGTTTCGGGTCTTTCGCCATCTTGAATGTCATACGGCAAGGAAGTCAATGCCGTGTTTTTGAAGTAATCATTGATCTTTGCACGAACGGTGATATCCTTGACCACCATGATCTTGGTTAGGTCCGTAGGATCGGTTACATATGAAATTGATGGAAAGTATGTGAAATATGGCATGGATTAGAAGCCTTGATCTATTCTTTCCTGTGTGAGGATTTCGAGTTCGTTGAACTTGAGTGCCAACTTAATTTGTGTTGGGGCTGCGCCGCCATCATCTGGCTTGAATGTGGTGAATGGGTTTGTACCATAATCCACATCAATACCTACCAATGCACAACGAGCCATTCTGTACAGATAAAGATTTTCCTTATCTGTATTGACATAGGTCAAGCGAAACTCTGCGGGGAAGTCCAAGAAACGACCTCCAAGAGATCGTGAAGGCAATGCGTATCGCTTGAGTGTTCGGATGATTGCGTAGATTTCGGCAACTTCCTTTTTGCTCTTGGGCATGAATTCGAAGTCATATTCAAAGTTTCTTCGATCAACGCTTTCAAATAGTTGGAGGACAAATGGGTTTTTTGCCTTGCGGTGCTGCCCTGCCTGAACCAATACATCAAGATTGGTCTTGCCTTCAAGACCCATGCTGTCACCGATCTCATCCAATTTTTCGCCAAGTTCTTTGACAACACCCATAGCCAATTGTTTGCTTACGGCTTCCGATGCTGATTTCGTTGACTCATCTAAACTACCATTGGTAGCCATGCTTGCTATATTTTTCATTCCACCCTGAACCAAAGTGGACATTTGGGAAAGTTTAGTAAAATCGGTTTCTGTATATTTGGTATTGTAGTTTGTTTTAACGCCACCAGGCATATACAAGCAGATTGTCTTGTTTGACCGTTTCATGGAACCCGCAATACCAAGAGCCTCTTGGACAAATCCTTCCTCGCCTTTTCCGAGGGATTCGATGTTTTGCTGTCCTGCTTTAATTACTGCTCCAAGTGCATCTTTACCAACACCCGAAGTTAGGAGATTGGCTCCCTTTATAACTTTTCCCGTAATTCCTTGCAAGAAGTCTTTTCCGCCAAATACTCCACCAAGCAATCCTCCAATCATACTTGCCTCTGGTACTAAAGCCTTAGCCGCATCTAATTTGGATGCCGCTCCTTCAATAGCGTTGTCTATCCCTTCAACACCAGTACTAATAAATGGCTGTTCGCTATGCTCTCCTTGAAGACCCTGACCCTTGTTTTCAAATATATCAATTACGATAAAATTTTGATGTTCTGGTGAGTCTCCTAAATCAAAGGGATATCGGTAAAACGAACGCTCTTCCGTGGAATACGGTATCGGAGCAGTTCGCTCCATAATGCGATCTGCCTGTCCATCAGGTGAACCTGTAAAGACTCTTCCCTGACCATTGCCATATAGCCGTTGAATGAAGTTGGATGATTCCAAGTTGGGTCTCCTGTCTAATCTTATTTAGCGTAATCTGCTAAATACAAAATTGAGGAGAACCCCTATTCCTAAAGGCAGTTACAAAGGTTTCTACACCCCGACCAACCCGCAAAAGTATCGCGGCGATCCGAAGAATTGTGTCTATCGGTCGCTATGGGAAAGGCGGTTCATGGTCTTCTGTGATACCAATCCGAATATTACGGAGTGGTCATCTGAAGAAGTAATCATTCCCTATCGTTCTCCGTTTGACAAGAAGATTCATCGCTATTTTGTGGACTTTTGGATCAAGACCAAGAATAAGGATGGATTAGAAGAGAACACTCTGATAGAGATTAAGCCCAAGAAGAAGACCGTGCAGCCCTCCATGCCCTCGGGCGCGGGTGCGCGTGTGAGCAGGGGTAAGATGACCGAAGTAAGGGATTGGATGGTCAATAGTGCAAAATGGGAGGCAGCACGGGAGTTCTGTGCCGACCGCAAGTGGAAGTTTCAAATTCTGACAGAAGATGACATCTTCGGAGCCAAGAAATGAGCCAACAAGATGCCATACAAATTTTACGGAGAATGTTTGCAGAGGGAATAGAGATGACCTCTCCGCAGGCTACTTCGTGGCTTCGTAGAAACCTGAAAAACATAGGATCAATAAATCCAGCCAGTATCATTAAAACATCTGGAACGGAAAGTTCCATTGTACGGTTTAAACCAGGCAGCATTTATCTATTTGGCTATACTCCCAAAACCAAGGAAGTCCTGCCCTATTATGATTTGTTTCCGATGGTTCTGATCCTAGATTATGCAGAGAATGGATTCATAGGATTGAATTTCCACTATCTGAATCCTATGGATCGACAGATATTTTTCAATACACTAGTTAAATATCTCAATGATGAAGATTTTGATGAAAATCCCAAGGCTTATTTTGATTTGGCATATGCGACTCTTAAAGCAACCAAAGATCTAAATTACTATAAGCCCACTATCAAGAGATATTACTACAAGAATATTGTAACCAA